TACTGCTGTTATTTCGCCAGCTACGATTGTCGCATCTCCTAAAGTTCCGAAATCTGAAAAGTAGATTTTTTTAATTCCACCTACTGCTGATTTACAAGGTACTTTACGACCGCTAGTTATTAAGCAACCCATATTTTTATAGTTTTTTTAATAAAAAAGGGTAGGCAATTTTACCCACCCCTTTAAATTTGATTAGTTAATTATTATACAGTTTTTCTGTAAACGATGTCAGTAACTTGTGCGTACTGAACTCCAGCAGTAAATCTCATTACTACACGTACATTCTGTGAACCGTCATTTTCTGCCATATCAATTACTCGTACTTCGTTCAAGTCATTTAATAGACCAGTTCCAAAGAATAAGTTTGATTTTTCAGCAGCGATAATAGTACCGTTAGCAGCACCTCTTGCAGGTACAACAGGAATACCGTCAAAGAATAAAGAACCTAAAGCTTGGTTATTTCCTTTGTTTTCGTAACCGTTAGCACCCTCGCCACCAGATTGGAAACCACCTAAAGCTCTTGTGTAAGCTCTAATTACGTCAGAAGCAGCATAGATATATAAATCTTCTGAACCATAAACAGCAGTAGGAATTGCATCTGCCACAGCTCCTAGTTCAGTAATAACGTTAGCGGCTGTAATAGCAGCACCTGTTAAATCTTGCCCAGCTGGTAAATCTCCGTCAGCATCTAATAAAGTTCCGAAACCGTCAAACTGTCCACTTACAGCAGTTGAACCAGACCAGATATTTTTTTCCGTTCTGTCAGCCACTTTTGCAGCAACGTGAGCCAATACGAAATCAGCAAAGTTTGGAGCTAAGTTATCAAATGCAGAATATCCCATTTGTTCAGCTTCAAAAGAAGAATGTAATGTTTTCTTACAAATATCAAGGTTTACTTGAAATTCTTCTGGTTGTAGGATAGCTTCTGTTAAAGTTAGCGTTCCTGCATCTGTTTGAAAGTCGCAAGTTGCATCTTTTACGATGTCATCTGTTGATGCTTTCTGAATAACAGATTTAAATTTTACGTTTGGCATTACGGTAATTAACCCTTTATCCAAAGTGTCAGCAGATAGTAAAGCAGCAGCGATATACTTGCCACTAAATTCTCCAGCATAAGTTGTTGTTAATGATACACTCATTTTATTTAGTTTTTAGTTGTTATTAATTATTTAGTCTTGACATTACTCTATCAATAGTTGTGCTTTTTCTGTTTTTAGAAACACTAAATTTTGATATAGCTTTGTTTACTTCTGGATTTGATACGATAGGCTCGGCACTTGGCTCGTTTAGTTCAGCTTGTACTTCAACAGGTACTTCATTTAACTCAACTCTTTCGTGTTTAGCTAATTCTTCTGTTAAAAGGTTTCCTAAGTCCTCGCTTAAATCTTCTTTTGGTTCTAGCATTGCTTTGATTTCTTCAATCATATCTTTTACTTCTGCTAGTTCTTCTTTAGTTGCATAGCCTAAAGATTCTTCTTCTTCTTCCGCTGCTTCAACCTCTTCAACCTCTTCTTCGGTTTCTTCTTCGGATTCAGCATCTTTAATTTCAGAAATTACACCTTCTTCAGCTACTACTAATATTTTACCATCTTCAAGAACGTACTCACCAATAGGCAAAGCAACTTTTTCATCTTCTGTAACGATAAACACTTCCACGCCACTTTCAAACGAATCAGCTTCTATCACTGTACCGTTATCTAGTTTAGCTTGTTCTAGCTTAACTTCCTCGTTAAGGTTTAGAACGTCTTTGATTTTTTCAATCACATTGTTTGATTTCATACTTATATATAATTTAGATTAATTTAATTTGTATTTTCGTTATGCTTTTTTCTGAATTATGAACCACTGTAAGCCATCACTCCAAACTTGAATACCCTCATAAGCCTTGTTAATTACATAAGCAGCCGATGACCCATCTAAAGTATCACTCCCTATTGGTGTTAGCTCCGTTCTTGTAGCCGTTGCATAACCACCGTTAGATATAATTCTAATTATTCTATTTGTACTACTAGCAGCACTAGGTAGGTTTAAGACTTGTGTACCATTTGCACCACTCCAAGAAAGTTTAATTAGTATTGAGTTTTGATAAGCTGCATTGCCTAGACTTACTGTAACATCTGGCTCAACCGTTAGGCTTGTAGGAATTAAATAGTTGTCTATGTGATTTAATGATGTTTGTTTTGTAACGCCACCTTGTACGATTGCGAACAGTTCACCGCCTTGTAAATCTGTGGCTACTGGTAAAGCACTTATTTTTGAATTTGCCATTATGATATAATATTATAGTTATCTTCTTGAAGTATTAAATCTCCGTTTTCTTGTGCTAAAAAATCTTCTTGTATAGTTGCTGAAATACTCCCTATTCCTTGAGCTATAATATCACCATTACAACACTCAATAGAATACGCATCTCTATCTCTACATAAGCAACCCCTACGACCGTTTCTAGGACTTGTTTTACTTGGTGTAAAAAACTTTTTAAATTTCATTGCCTTTACGTCTTACTCTTTTGCGTTCTATTTTAACCGCTACCTTACGCATTTATTTTAACAAGTTATATATAGATTTGTATTCGTTTGTCAATTTTTTACCTTGACTTATAATATCCTCAAGTTGTTTTACAATATTATCAGCACCCAATTCTTTTGCTTGTTGTATTAATTTTGTAGCTTGACCTTTAATGTTAAAATCAGCTATTATCATAGCATCACTTATAACACCCCTTAATTCTTTTTTTAAGGTATCTGCTTTTTTAAATTTATTTTTAGCTTCATTTAAAAGTTTTTCTACATCATCTACTTTAGACAATTCTACTTTTTCAGGCTGTTGCTTTGCTAAATACTCGTTTATTAATTTTAATGCTTTTTCTTTACTCATAATTTATTTATTTTCGCTAGTTTTTATAATGTTTATTATTTCTTGTACCATTAAATCCTCTTTAGATAACCCCTCATTAATCGGTTCTTTTGGACGTTCCATCTTATCCGCAAAATATCCTTCAATACTGAAACCTTTTACTTTACCAGTTTTTACAAACTCATTCCAGATTTTATCGTTGTTTACTTTAACAGAACCAACCCACGAACCTAAAGGTAAATCCATTCCAAACTTTACGCTCTTATCGTGTACCTTATCTTCAACTATCCAAGATTCAACTAAACTTAAACCCTCCAATTCATACTGATGTTCTAGTGTTGAGTTGTTTTGTTTGCTATTCATTAAATACATTTGACTAGCTTTTAAGACAGTATCTTTTGAGAAATATATATAGTACTCATCCTCACCATTGCGTCTATAAATAGGCTTGTTAGGTATTAATAAAGCACCCATTAATATTCTACGCTCACCATCTATTTCTGCAAGTTTAAATTCTTGACTTTTTAAAGCAACAAAATCTTCTTCAATTGCTGGTGATTCCACAACGCTTATTGCTTCTATCCCTAGTTCGCTTTCTTCGTCTAATATTAATTCGACTATTCTCATAATAATATATAATTAAATTTATTTATTTTTGTTTTTTTATATTGTAGCTCCTTCAACTATATTGTTTTCTAAGCTTTGTGCAGTTGTCACATCGTTTGAAACTACATAGGCTTGTACTGGTTCGTTTGTTTGACTTGCTACTGCATCACCTAAAGCACTTGTTTCGCTTGCACCAACTACGTTGAAACTTGGGGGTGTTGGAGCAGCACCGCCACTTGGAGCAGAGCCAGCACCTCCGCCACCACCACCAGTACTAGGAACTTTTACGCTTACTATTTTTTTCACATTTGATAAGCCATTAGCTAATATTGCACCAGCGTTTGCAAATTTTAATGCCGTTTCAAAAGGTGTGACAGTTACAGCTGCCAAAGCATCAGAAACCCCTCTATAAGTATTTATTGTGGCACTTGCAATTGCTAAACCCTTTCCCGCTACGGTTTGTTCTCCCGCTAATTCACCGAAAGAATTTAAAACATTTTCTGTCGCTGCTAAATTTTTAGAAGTTATTTCTCTTTCTTTATTTGACAAATCAATTTTAGCATCTGAAATCTCTTTATCCCTTGATATATTTGTCTGTCTTGATTGCTCGTTAAATTCGTCAAGAGCAATTTGAGCATCTACTTTAGCTTGTGTTTCTGCATTTGCGTTATTTACAATAGCCTCTAACCTTAACGCTTCTTGTTCAGCCTCTAATAAATCAACTTCTTTTAACGCTTCTAGTCGTGCTAATTCATCTTCTATTTGTTCAGCATTAAACCTTTTTCGCTCTATTGATAAAGTGCTTTCGCTTTCTAGCTTTGAGTTTGTAAGCTCTATCTGTTCCCTGTCTAATGCTAAATCGTTTGCTTTTTGTTCTGACCTAAAACCTTCTATTTGAGCCAAAACCCCTAACCTATTAGCTAAGGCATCTGTGACCGCTACTTGGTTTTCAATAGAATTGTTTTTAGCTGCTTCGGCTTGTGCTGATGCAAGTTGAGCGTCTGCGGTTGCTAACATTGCTTTCTCCTGTTGTTCTAAAACAAGTAAAAGTTCGTCATTTGCTTTTTTACGTTCGCTTATGCTGTTACGTTCTTCATCACGTATTTGTCTAAGTTGCTCGGCTTGTCTGTCGTACTTCTCAACTAAAAGTGTTTGTTGTGCTGCTGCTAATTCAGCGGAATTTGCTAGTTTAACATTTTCTTGTGCTGCTTTTAAAGTTTCTGTTGCATAATTCTTAACCGCTTCAGCTGACTTCTCAACAAACTCTTTGCCTTTATCAAAAGAATCATTAACACCTGTTAAAACATCTAGACTTTCTTTACCAGCACTTTTAACGTCATCTAAAGCACCAGCAAAATCGCCACTAAATACTTTTTTAACGGCACTAGCTAGGTAGCCTAAAGTATCTAAGTAACTATCAAATCGTTCTTGTATGTTTTCTTTAAATGCCTTAGCAAAACTTTTTAAAGATTCTAAAGGGTTTTTAAATATAGCATCAAAAAACTTAATGACCCCACCTGTATTATTGACTATAAAATTAACAAAGTCGTTAAATACAATACTTACAGCTTCAAAGGTTGTGTTGAATATATCAGCAACTTTTTGGTTTTGCATAAAAACCTCGCCAAGCTTTGCTAATGCAGCCACAACCAAGCCAATACCTGTTGCTTTTATAGCTGTACCCAGACCCTTAAAGCCTTTCGATGCTGCTGACGTTCCTTTTTCTACATTTGCAGTTGCATCACCTAAGCCGACTAAACCAGAATTAACTTGCTCTATTCCTTTGACAGCACCTTTACTATCTACGTTTAAATTAATAGTTTTTTCTATTGCCATTGTAACTCTTGTTTTAAAGTTTTGTAACCTTCTTTAATTGTTGTAGGTAGTTTGTATTTACCTTGTGCTATTCGCAAGTTTTCGGTTTCTCCGTTAGCGTATTTTAAACTCTCTATTATTAATTTAATCATATTTTTTAGTTTGAATTTATAAATATATCAGAATCAAATGATGAACCTTCGTTCGAACCAACAGTATAAACAGCTCTTAAAGAAATTTTGTAAGTTGTTTTATTTTCTAAAGACGTAATTGTTTTGCTCGTTCCAGTTTCTGAACTTAAAAATTCATTGTTTAAATAAATATCGTACCTATCAAAATTAGGGTCTGTAATAGCTCCCCATTGCAATCCGATACTTGTGCCACCTTGACTAGTTACTTCTAAACCTTGTACCCTTCCGAAGCTTCCTATTTGTCCGTTAATCTGTTGTCTTGTATCTGCTTGAAGGTTATATAATTCCAAGTCACTCTTGTTTGTTAATAGGTTTGTTTTTATACTGTTTATTCTGTATTCTGTTTTATCAATAATAAAGATGTCGTTTAAATTATATTTTAAAATTATATTTAAAGGTAGATAAGCTGACACTTTTGTTTTACGTGAATTTCTAGCAAATAAATTAGCTACATAATTTCTATAATACTTAGTAAATAAATCATTTGATTGATTAAGTTGGGCGGCAGTCCCAGAGCCTAAAGTGTATTCGTCAATCTCTACACCAAAATTTAAAGTTTCTGTTAAAAACCCTGTTGTTGTATTCGATATAGAATTAGAAGGTCTTAAATAGCTACTTATTCCAGTAAGCGTATTGTCTAAGTT